GGTGACGCTGCTCTGGAACAAGTCAAGGACCTCTTCAGTCCCAACAAGCTGAAGATCGTGAAGCTGCCGTTGAAAGACGCCAGTGACATGCTGATGGCTAACCGTGTGAAGGACTTCACGCAAGCCTGGTGGAACGCCAAGACCTACAGACCTGACGGTATTGTGGCTGGTGTGGACACCTGGGAAACGCTGGTAGAAAAGAGGAAAGTCAAGTCCATACCGTACCCATGGGAAGGCTTGAATCACTTAACTCGTGGACACAGACCGTACGAGTTAGTCACGATAACCAGTGGTAGCGGCATGGGTAAGTCCCAGTTCATCCGTGAGATTGAATATGACTTACTTAAGCGTTGCCGTGGCAACATCGGTGTCCTGGCTCTGGAGGAAGACCTGGCTAGAACCACGTTGGGCATCATGTCAGTCTCTGCTAACCGTCCGTTACACCTGGAAGAAGACACGCCAGTTGAACACTTGCGTCCCTACTGGGAGGACACACTGGGCACTGGCAGGTACTACTTATTTGACCACTGGGGTTCCACTTCGGCTGACAACCTCTTGTCACGAGTCCGGTACATGGCTAAAGCTTTGGACTGCAAGTACATTATCCTGGACCACCTGAGTATTGTTGTGTCCTCTCAGGAGTCGGGTGACGAGCGTAAGGCCATTGACGAAATCATGACGAAGCTCAGGACGCTCGTGGCTGAAACCGGAGTCGGCTTGTTCCTCGTGTCCCACCTGCGTAGGTCACAAGGTAAAGCACATGAAGACGGCGCACAGATCAGCCTGGGTGAACTCAGAGGGTCACAAGCAATAGCCCAGTTGTCCGATATTGTCATAGGCATGGAGCGAGACCAGCAACATGAGAACGAAGACATTAGGAACACAACGACTGTTAGGGTCCTTAAGAATCGTTACACTGGTGAAACTGGTCCTGCTTGTTGGCTTGCTTATGATAGGATTACAGGCAGGTTGACAGAAGTGCCAAATCCGCACATCGGGGACGACTTTTGAAGAGGCCGACGCACAGAGGAAGGAAGGACATCGATGAAAAGATAAGCTTTCTTCAGCAGTACAAGCTAGAAAAAGGCTGTAGCAAGTGTGGTTACAAAGAGACTGCACAAGCTCTGGAGTTCGATCATGTAGACAGAAACAAGAAAAGGTTCAAAATGAGCAAGGCGTACAGACACAGTTGGCCGGACATCTTGGAAGAGATGGAAAAGTGTGTTATCCTGTGTGCTAATTGTCATCGTGAGAAAACAGTGGAAGAAAAAGACTACTTGAACATAGAAAGAGAACCAAAAGAAGAAGTCAGACAGTATGATTTATTTGGATATTGAGACTGACGGAATCGAAGCAACACGGATTTGGTGTGTAGTAACCATGGAAAACGGTGTTACAACAGTGCATACAGCACCAGACACCCTCTCAGAAGCTCTCAAAGGCTCTGTGAGCGTCGTTGGGCATAACCTAATAGGCTACGATATGCCAGTCCTAGAACGTCTCTGGGGCGTTTCTGTGGCGTCTGACAGGATCATAGATACACTGGTGTTGTCCCGTTTGTATGACCCAAGTAAGTCAGGAGGACACTCCTTGAGGAATTGGGGTAATGAACTAGGGTTTCCAAAAGGTGACCATGATGACTGGTCACAAACTAGTCAAGAACTGGTCAACTACTGCATACAGGACGTGAAGGTCACAGAAGCAGTACACACCAGGTTGAAAAAAGAGATGGTTAGGTTTTCTCAAGATTCTATCGACTTGGAACATAGAGTTCAGCATATTGTGCAGCAGCAGGAGCGCAATGGTTGGCTTCTGGATCAACCACTGGCAAGAGACTTGTGTGCTACATTTAAGGAGAGAATGAATGACATAGAAGAAGAATTACAGAAGAAGTTCCCACCCATTGTTCATGAAAGATGGTCTGAGAAGACTGGTAAGCGTCTTAAGGACAAAGTGGAGGTGTTTAACGTCGGTTCTCGCCAACAGATTGCCAAAAGGCTGTCTCAGATAGGGGCCAAGTTTAAGAAGGTTACGGACAAGGGCAATCCGATAGTAGACGAAGCTGTCCTGGACACTATTGATCTTCCGGAAGCAAAAGCAGTGAGTGAGTACTTGATGCTACAAAAGAGATACGCACAGGTGAACTCATGGCTGGAGCATGTGAAGGACGACGGTAGAGTCCATGGCAGAGTCATCAGCAACGGAGCAGTCACTGGACGTATGACCCACCAGTCACCCAACATGGCACAAGTACCAGCAAGCTACAGCCCATACGGACACGAGTGTAGATCCTGCTGGACAGTCCCAAGTGGCAAGAAGCTCGTGGGGTTTGACGCTAGTGGTCTTGAGTTGCGTATGCTGGCACACTACATGGACGATAAGGAGTTTACCAATGTCCTCCTCACGGAAGATGTACACACAAGAAACCAAATGGCTGCTGGCCTTGAAACTAGACCTCAAGCAAAAACTTTCATCTATGCTTTCCTTTATGGAGCGGGAGATGCCAAAATCGGAACTATCGTTGGAGGAAGCGCAAATGATGGCGCACAGCTTAAGCGGACATTTCTCGAAAATACACCTGCTCTTGCAGGTCTACGAGAACGAACTATTAGAGCAGCTGCACGAGGATATCTCGATGGACTGGATGGACGACGTCTTACAGTTAGGTCAGAACACGCGGCACTGAATACGCTACTGCAGGCTGCTGGTGCAATCGTGATGAAGAAAGCACTGGTCCTGCTGGATGAGTACGCAAAGCAGTGGAAGATTGACTACAAGTTCATAGGAAACATACATGACGAAGTTCAAGCAGAAGTCGCTGAAGAACAAGCAGAGAAGTACGGCTGGCTCGCAGTTGAGTGCCTCAAAGCGGCGGGTCTGGCATTTAACCTCAAGTGTCCTCTCGACGGAGAATACAAAGTCGGAACAACGTGGGCAGAAACTCACTAAGGAAATAACATGAAAAACGTGTACACTCTAGTAGACGACATCTACAAACTGGTGTCAACCAAAGAAGTAGAAGAAGGAGTAGACATCGACGCTGCAATAGAGCAGTTTGGCGAAAACGTCAAGAATCTGATGAAACAGGAGTTCGGTGCACAGAAAGCTCGTGACTCACGTACACTCCGTATGTCCAACATTGGGCGCGAAGACCGCTACTTGTGGAATGTGTACAACGGTGTCGAAGCCAGTGAAGAGATTCAAGGGCACACCTACGTCAAGTTCCTCTATGGTCATCTCATTGAGGAGCTACTGCTGTTCCTGACACGAGCAGCAGGACATGAAGTGGCTGGTGAACAGCAGAAGTGTGAAGTAGAAGGCATCAAGGGGCACATGGACTGCAAGATTGACGGAGTTGTGACTGACGTTAAGTCCGTGTCTTCCTATGGTTTCAAGAAGTTCAAAGACAGTACGCTGGCTTTTGATGATCCTTTTGGGTACATCGCTCAGATCAAAGCATACGCCCATTCCGAAGGTGAGACTAAGTTTGGCTGGCTGGCTATGGATAAACAGAATGGTCACCTGACGTACCTGATGTATGACTCAGAGGACGAGTTTGCACCAGTACACGAGAAGATTTCTTATGACATAGAGGAAAGAATCAAACACGTTAAGGAGATGGTACAACAAGAAACACCACCGGATGTTTGTTATGAAGCAGTCCCTGACGGCAAGAGCGGTAACCAGAAGCTCGCTATTGGCTGCTCCTACTGCGCTTACAAAAAACAATGTTGGCCCGAAGTTCGTGGCTTTGCATACTCAACAGGTCCACGTTATTTAGTAGAGGTAATCAATGAGCCGAAGGTCCCAGAAATCAGTCTTCCGTAGTAAGTTTGAAGAGAACGTAGCTAAAGTTCTCAGAGGCTTTGAATATGAACCAATCACAGTTCCTTACGTTATTCACCGTAATTATCGTCCTGACTTTGTTCATGCTGCAACAGGCACAGTTGTCGAGTGTAAAGGCTTCTTTAGAGAAGGAGATACTAAGAAGTACACTAGCGTCAGGGACAGCCTGCCTAAAGGACAGAAACTCGTGTTTGTCCTCATGCACCCCAACAAGAAGATCAGAAGAGGAGCAAAGATGACGATGGCAGAATGGTGTGACAAAGAAGGCATAACGTGGTACACTATAGATACACTTCAGGAGTTGATTAACAATGTCTCTAACAATGGATGAAATCAAAGAAAGGATTCTTCGTGTGTACGATCCTGATGATCTTCTGGAGGCATTAGAGATATCAGCGGAAGAGTTGCTGGACCGTTTTGAAGACAAGTTAATTAACAGGCTGGACAGGTTTGAAGAGGAGTTACAAGTTGAAGAGGAGGACGAAGATGGGTATTGACATCGCCACGCCTGAACAATGGGACGCTGTAGCCAAGCCTGAGCATTACAACAAGGGGGACATCGAGGCTATTGACGCAATCAAAGCGTCCATGTCACCAGAAGAGTTCAGAGGGTATCTCAAGGGCAACTCACTGAAGTACTTATGGCGCTACCACTACAAGAAGAAACCAGTAGAGGACCTTCGGAAGT